TATAAATTAAAAGAAATAGGCATGCTAGCGTCTACCATTGAAAATATTGATTATGCGATGGTGTCGTGGCTTAAAGAAGATTTAGATTTGAGTGCCCGCAGCAATGAGGGATTCGTCAATGTACCCGTGTTGTGGCAAATACCCGAGCGCGCCTATCAAATTAAACACAATAAAGATTTAAGAGATGATGCTGGCGCTATAAAATTGCCCATTGTATCAGTGGAGAGAACAGGCATCACCAAAGATCCTAATCGAAAGGGAGGCTTTCAAGCGCAAATATATTCTACTAAGAAAAACGGCCGCACCGGTCGCATGGTTATTGCTCGTAAAATTGTACAAGACAAAACACGCAATTATGCCGTGGTGGGAAATACGCGTCTTGCCAATTATACTTCAGGAAAAGCTCAGCGCAATATGCCGCGAGTAAATAAGAGAGTGGTAATACAATCTCTTTCTATTCCTATACCTGTTTATATTAACGTAGAATACAAAATTATTATTAAAACCGAATATCAACAACAAATGAATGACTTGATTGCTCCCTTTATGGCGCGCACCGGACAAATAAATGCTTTTCTAATGCGGCGAAACGGACATTTATATGAAGCCTTCATCGATCAGGGCTTTATCCAAAATAATAATGTAGCCAATCTAAATGAAGATTTGAGATTATTTAGTTCCGAGATTAAGATCCGGGTATTAGGATATTTAATTGGCGAGGGAGAAAATGATGATCGTCCTATCGTCCGAATCGAGGAAAATGTGGTAGAATATTTGTTCCCCAATGAAGAGACAGTTCCTGAAGGGAATGAAAATCTTTTTCTTCCATAAAGGAAGCGTTTCGAAAACAAAAATACTATTTAATTAATGATTGCACTATCAATTGTCGTACTTTATTATAAGGAAACCATGTAATGTCAGTTAAGAATTTTAAATTTGTATCTCCTGGAGTATTTATCAACGAAATTGATAACTCCTTTAGGCCCAAGCAGGCTGTAACTATCGGACCCGTCATCATCGGTCGCTCTTCACGCGGACCCGGGATGATTCCGACCACTGTAGAGTCTTATTCGGATTTTGTTACAATGTTTGGAGACACCGTACCTGGTGGCGCTAGCGGAGGCGATGTATATCGTGATGGAAACTATCAATCTCCTATGTATGGAACCTACGCGGCCAAGGCATTTTTGCGGTCTAATGTGGCTCCTGTTACGTATGTGAGGCTATTGGGTACACAGAATGTGGATAACGATGGAACTACTAGCGGACAAGCTGGATGGAAGACGACTAAAGCGCTTGCTCAGGACGTTACTTCGAATGGTGGCGCTTATGGTTTATGGGTATTTACAAGCGGCTCTACTCGTCAAACTACGACTGGTAGCTTGGCAGGCATTTGGTATCTCAACTCAGGAAGTGCCATGTATCTCAGTGGAACGCTGTTGCAACGAGGAATCGCTATTGCGGCGAGCGCCTCTATTACTGCTTCTGCTGGCGCTATAATTGGAGCCTCCAGTGGCTTGTTTACTATGATGCTTACCGGCGCCCGAGGTGTTGAAAAGATTAAGTTTAGTCTCGATGATACGAACGATAATTTTATGCGAAAGAAGTTTAACACCAATCCCCAATTGACTTCAGATCAGGGTGTATTTTATCCATCCGCTTCCGCTAAAGATTATTGGCTTGGAGAGTCGTTTGAACAACAGTTGCGCTGGGGTGGTCAGCCTGATAGTAAGTCAACTCCTACAGATTTAGCCACTTCAACCACACTTCAAGGAGTGGTCTTAGCTATTGCTAGCGGATCGAATAGCCCTGCAAATATGAAGGGGCAAGCTATGACTGATGCTCGTGCCGGTTGGTTTATTGGTCAGGATCTTGGAACGTCGGCACAATTTCAACCCTTTAGCACTCAAAAGTTGTTTCGCCTTATCGGTCGAAACCATGGAGCGTGGTTATATAAGAATGTAAAAGTATCTATCGCCAATATTCGAGCTAGCTCTAATGCTAATACGGATTACGGAACGTTCTCCATTATTTTACGTAAACTCCAAGATACTGACAGCAACATTGTGGTGATGGAAAGGTTTGATAACCTAACATTAGATCCAAGTTCGCCTAACTTTGTCGCGCGCCGCCTAGGCGATCAGTATTATACATGGGACTCTACAGAGCGCCGACTTAAGCTATACGGAGATTATCCTAGTCAATCGAAGTTTGTTCGCGTTGAAATGAATGCGGATGTGGAAGCAGGCGCAACAGATGCGGTTCTTCTACCTTTCGGTTATTACGGCCCTCCTAAGTTTGCAGATGTATATGGAATGACCAACGTAAGGACCACACGGGGTCAAGGCATCGGTGGTTTGAGCGCCCCCGGAATAACTTCGCTTCCTGCCTGGAGCGGCTCTAGCTTCGTTGGCGCAGCATATGTTACGGGTTCAACAGGTATTCCCGCCGGAATTGGCACTCCCTTCAAAGGTGACTCTCCGCCCACGATGGTATCGGGGTCACCTGCAGAAGCCGGCGGCCCCCCTGCGCTTCTGATGGCTTCTGTGTCATTTCCAACTGATCAGTTGAGAGTATCCTCGTCTGATGGTGGTTTAAGTGATCCTAAGAATGCGTATTTTGGGTATACGACGACGCGTGATCAGACCAGTACACGGTCCGACCGCAGCGCGGCAGATTCGCATCGACTCTTATACTCTGGATTCCCGGATGATCCTACGTCTGGGGGGATTGCCGGTGTAAATCCGTATTCATATATTTTTACACTGGACGATATTGTTGTGACGCCTAGCAAAACGACCTTTTATTATCAATCGGGCTCGCGCCAAGGTCAAACCAATGGTGGCGCAGGCGGATACGATGCCGGCACATCTTACACTTCTGGTTCTTATAAGAACCTCTTAGCCTCTGGCGTTGATAGATTTACGGCACCCTTCTGGGGAGGTTTCGACGGGTTTGATATCAAGGTACCGGACCCCATGTATAACGGGGCTATGACGGAGGGCACCTCTACGGAACTCAACGACTATGTATATAACACGTGGAAGCGCGCGATGGATACAGTCGCAGATCCCGAGTTCATTAACATGAATTTGTTAACTGCGCCGGGTCTTACTGTCGAAAGCTTGACCACCCATGCGGTAAATGTCTGTGAAGAACGAGCAGATGCCATGGCACTTATTGATTTGCCCGATGTATATATTCCGTCTTCTGAGAAGTATTACTCAGACAAGGCTAGTCGCATTGGAACAACTCCTAATTCTGCGGCAACTGCGCTTAAGAATCGACAGATTGACTCCAGCTATGGATGTACTTTTTATCCGTGGGTCCAGTGCCGAGACGAAGCAACCAGTAAATTGGTATGGATTCCTCCCACTGTGGCTATGATGGGTGTTCTCGCAAGTTCGGAAAGAAAGTCAGAACTTTGGTTTGCGCCTGCTGGCTTCAACCGAGGCGGACTAAGTGAAGGTGCAGCCGGAATTCCGGTTGTTGGGATCTCTGAGAGACTAACATCTAAAAACCGCGATACGCTGTATGATGCCAATATTAACCCCATTGCATCCTTCCCCTCTACGGGAATCGTAGTCTTTGGACAGAAGACACTCCAAGCACGTCAATCGGCTTTAGACCGAATCAATGTGCGAAGGTTAGTAATCTTCATGAAGAAGCAGATTTCTATCTTGGCTTCAACAATCCTGTTCGATCAAAATGTTCAGTCCACCTGGAATAGGTTTATTGGACTGATTGAGCCGTTCTTGGCAAACGTTAAGATTCGATTTGGTATCACGGATTATCGTCTCATTCTCGATGAAACGACGACCACACCAGACCTTATTGATCAGAACGTTCTATATGCGAAAATTATGATTAAACCGGCAAGGGCAATCGAGTTTATCGCCATTGACTTTGTCATTATGTCTACGGGCGCATCATTCGATGATTAAAAGAATAGGAGAGATTTTCTCTCCACCAGACTATTTAAATTAGATTAAAGGAGATCCTTAAACATGCCTTTCTGGTCAACAAATTTCGGTGAAGGGGATACCACCCTTAAAGATCCTAAGAGAAAATTTCGATTTATGGTAAATTTTCAAGCTATTGACGCGGAGGTAGGCAATGGCACCATGTGGTACGCTAGTACGGTAAGCAAGCCTGGATTTACGATTAATGCTGCTGAGCATAAATATCTTAATCACACTTTTTATTATCCGGGTAATGTTACCTGGGCTCCCGTATCAATGACTTTGGTAGATCCGGTTAATCCGGATATGACAGCCACCCTCTCAGATATTATTCAGCGATCAGGATATACTCCACCCGGTCCCCCCACTTCGGAAAACGGCGGCGCCGGCACCATCTCTAAAGCTAAGGCTGCAAATGCGATGGGGGCTGTTCAAATTATCCAACTTGATGGAGAAGGAAAGAAATTAGAAATGTGGACCCTTATCAACTGTTTTCTTAGTGATGTAAAATTCGGGGAAATGTCCTATGGTGACGATGCCTTGCAGGAAGTTACTCTAGAGCTTAAATATGATTGGGCTCAAGTTACCGTTGAGGAGAAGTCCTCCTTGGAGAATGGCCAAGCCGCCGGTCACCAGTACTTCAGCCCAGGCGGTTAAGGTATAATAGATTATAAAACGAGAGGTGTATATTGTCTAGAAATAAAGAACGTCTAGGAGGCGTTCAACAACCGGATACGAATCCACCCCCACAAGCAATGCAAGCGGATACGGGTGGCTTCTCCTTTGTCGTTCCCACAGAATTTGTGGAACTTCCTTCAGGTGGTAGGTTTTATCCCGAAGGACATCCTTTGCACGGTGAAGAGAGTATTGAGATCCGCCAGATGACAGCAAAGGAAGAGGATATTCTTACATCGAGAACGCTTCTTAAAAAGGGCGTGGCCCTCGATAGAGTGATTGAGAATCTCATTGTTAATAAAAGAATTGATCCTGATTCGCTTTTAGTAGGTGATAGAAATGCTATTATTATTGCCACCAGAGTTTCGGGCTATGGAAACATGTATGAAACTCAAGTAACGTGCCCCAGTTGTGCGGAGAATCAACAATATAACTTTAACTTAAATGAAGCAAACATATATGGCGGTCAAGATTTAGAAAAATTAGATGTCATTGATAACAAAGATGGGACCTTTAATATCGTATTACCCAAAACAGGCTTAACGGTGACTTTTAAACTGTTATGCGGGAAGGATGAAAAAACCTTAATGAGTGGAATCCAAAGCGATAGAAAGCGCAAAAATGAAAGAACAGTGACGCGCCAATTGGTTAATACCGTCGTGGCGGTGAATGGAGACTCCTCCGCTGACGCCATCAATTATTTAATTGAAAATATTCCATCAATGGATTCCCGTCATATTCGTCTATCCTATCGTCTAGCTGCTCCTAACATCGATCTAGCTCAATATTTTGAATGTAGTGAGTGCGAGTATACCCAGGACATGGAGGTTCCGCTTACAGCGGACTTTTTTTGGCCTGACCGATGAATACATGCAGAACATCTATGAGCAGTTTTTCTTTTTGAAATACTCAGGTGGATGGTCTTTCTCGGAAGCGTATAATCTCCCCGTAGGGCTCCGCAAATGGTTTGTGGAAAGATTAGTTAAACAACTAAAAGATGAAAAAGAAGCGATTGAACAGGCTTCTAATAATAAGGGTGGTAGTCACCAAACTTTATCTGCCCATAATCAACCACAACGTCCAGCGGGACTTGACCACTTTATTAGAGACGGACAGGGTAAGTCATAATCCCTGTCTTTTTTTATGGACAACTATTTAATTTAGATTAATCTAAAAGGATATTCTTATGGCTGACGATATTCTCAATCCTTTAAAAAGACAAGACGTTTCTAAAGAACAGTTAGGGCTTCAACAAAAGGCGCTTGATCTTGCAAAAGAAAATCTTGCAGTTCAAAAGGAACTCATTAGTGAATTTCGCGAAAAGAAAGATTTAAATGAAAAAGAACAAGCCTCGCTGATCAAGGCGATCAGCATGCGCGAAGAACTGCGCCAGATTGTTAAGGAGGAAAAGGATGAGCTTGAGGTAATTAATCAAACGAGAAAACAGATTAATGCCGAGAAAAGAGAAGAAATTGCCTCCACTGAAAAACACCGCGACGTTCTGAAAGGCATAGCAGACTCGGATAAAGACAGACTAGAAGTAGCAGAGTTAGAAAAACAGATCGCCAAAGAGCGTTATGAGTTGATAAAGAAAGCCGACGAGACAACTCTAGAGGCTCTCAAAGAAGCAAAAAAGGAGGCAGAAGAGGCGGCGGAAGCTTTTGATGAATTGAATGAGTCTCTAGATGACGCCCAGAAAAAGATAACCGGCGCCAAGAACGTTGGCAAAGATTTTGCCAAATCGTTTAGCAATATGCTTAAAGGGGATTGGAGCCTTTCGGACGCCATGGATGTGGACAGTGTGATAGGAGGGTTTAAGAAACTGGGACCCTTGTTGGGCGACATGGAATCATTCGCAGCGAATTTTAAAGATCTTGCATTTGGACTTTTGAAAGGTATCGTTAACGCAATTAAAGATTTGGCTTTCGAATTAGGAAATGCTGAAAGCGAATTTATGAAAAGCACAGGCGCCAGCCGTGACTTCGCGAATAGTCTGACGACGACATATAAAGCAACGCGTAAATATGGAGTATCCGTTAAAGAAGTCGGAGCCTCGATGCAAGCCCTCCATGGGTCTTATACTGATTTTACAATGATGGACCGTACCCTGAGAGAAGAATTAACCGAAACCGGCGCAGTCTTAGCACGCTTAGGTATATCGAATCAAGCGTATGCGGAGGGTATTCAAAATGCTACAAAGATGTTTGGAGTATCTGCCGGACAGTCTGACGATGTCATGAGAGAGATTACAGCACATGCCATGGATTTAGGAGTGGCCCCCCAAAAAATGGCGTCTGAGTTTGCAAGCGCGGGTGGTGAGCTAGCCAAATTTGGCGATCAAGGTGTTAAAGCATTCAAAGATTTACAATATATTTCTAAGATTACCGGTCTTGAAATGCAGAAAGTGTTGGGAGTGGCTAACAAATTTGATACATTTGAAGACGCTGCCGAACAAACCGGTAAACTCAACGCCGCGTTAGGTGGCAACTTTGTTAATGCCATGGACATGATGATGGAAACGGATCCAGCGGAAAGATTTATGATGATCCGAGACTCTATTTTAGATGCTGGATTAAGCTTTAAAGAGATGAGCTATTATCAGAAACAGTTTTATACTGAATCTCTAGGGCTCAACGATGTTGGAGATTTGGCCATGATGCTTTCAGGCAATATGGAGGGATTATCGGGACAGATGGGTATGACAGAGGAAGACTTGATATCAATGAAAGAAAGAGCATTAGAAGTAGCAAGTTTCCAAGAAAGACTGAATGCGATGTTTGCTGAGATGATTCCTATTATTGAGCCTTTGATTAAGGATCTTCATACATTTACTTTGTTTTTATCTGAGAACGCAGACGTTATTAAAAAGGTAGTAGGAGTCATGACGCTCTTAATCGGCATCATGCTCATTTGGACAGGAGTGGGCGCCACAGCCGGAGCCGCTGCTCTTGGTTTAAGCGGTGCTCTTATAGGAATCCCTGGATTTGCGAAAGATATATATGAAGCGTTCATGGGGCTTGTTAAATTTTTGGCAGGACCCTTTGTAGATGCGTTTGTTGATATAAAACAATTGTGGACGGATTTTACGGAGTCACTTACGTCTGAAGATATTGAAGCAGTGATGACTTGGTTTTCATTGTTGGGTACCTATCTGAAATTTATGTTTTTACCGATCATTGGTGCCTTGTGGTTGATTATGAAGGTAATTGCTGTTGTCTTTGAAGGAATCGTCCAGATCGTACTTGGAATGACTTGGGCGTTTATAAAACTGAGTAACATGATAGACCCGGTCATCATAGCGTTTACCGACCTCTTTCAAGTGTGGACGGATTTCTGGACCACCGGCCAAACGGTGACGAAAACTTTAGAAAAACTTGCTTATGTCCTCTTTGAAAAACCCTTTGCTTCGAGTTTTCTTGAAGGAGTGTTTAAATTTGCAACCGGATTTTTGGATATTGGAAGTGTGATAGAGGACCTAGTCTCCCCCATAACCAACCTTGTAAACGCATTCACAGCATTAGGAGAGGTTATCTTTAAAATCTTTAGTAGCGAAGGCATAACTACATTTTTCGAAACTGTCTTAAGTTATGTCGACAAGCTCATGACCCCCATCAATAATATCGTTACTGCCATAGCTAGTATGTTTCAAAACATATTCAATCCCACCGCATTTACCTCCATGGCCACATCAATAGCCGCCATCACAGTAGCCATCGCGGAGATGCCCATGTCCAAAGCGTTGTCCTTTACAGCTTCGATGGCGTCATTTGGTGCAGCAAGCGCAGCGTTAGCGGTTGTATCAAAGGTGGCGCCAGGGGTGGTAACAGCCGCGATGGGAGGAGCGGCGCTTGCCAACACAACGGCTACCGTGATTAATACGCGCGAAGTAGTGGTAAAAACACAAACAGGCACAACCCCCCAAAACAACCAACAAATGAAAGTGAATATCCAATTAGATGGATTGGACCTCGTAAAGTTCCTACAGGGAACGGTGGTAGAGAAGATTGGAGAGCTAAGTCGCGATGCGCTTATAAGCTAATAAGGAATATTGTAAATGACAACAGAAGATTTTAAATATAATCGATATACAGATGGTGTACCTGCGGGAAGCCAGGATGTATATGTAGATGGTAGTGATGCGCTAGCAACTAATGCTCGCCTGGTTGTTTCCTTTCTGCATGTCCCTACTCAAAAATCTGTGTTCTTTAAAGCATTTATTACAGCTTTCAACGAAACATATAATTGTGATTGGACACCGGAAACCGTATACGGTCGCGGAGATCCTATTTATCAATTTAAAAATACCCGCCGGCAAATTAATTTAACATTTATAGTGCCGGCAGCCACAGATGGAGAAGCTTATGAAAACCTAGGAAGAGTCCAAGCATTAATTCAATTTCTCTATCCGCGTTATGGGGAGGTTAATAGTGCTACTACCATTACCCAAGCCCCCCTGGTTCGAATGAAAGTAATGAATCTTTTACGTAACACAAATGATGCCTTTTCTGCTCAAGATATGCAATATGGAGACTCCCCCACACTAGGAGAGGTTCTTGAACCAGGGAGTGATAAGTATGAGAACTATAAGACCCTTGGACGGTACCAAGCACATGATGGGTTGTTAGGAGTTATTGAAAATGTCACCGTTAATCATTCTGTAGAGGGTGAGACCGGCGCATATGTAGCAGGATCTAGTACTATTCTTCCCAAAATGTTAGATATTCAAGTTTCGTTCTCGGCGATCCACGAACATACGATGGGATGGACGGCTACGGAAGATGCTATAGATGTCTTTGGTGCTACTGATGCGCGCATGACAACAGTAAAACAAAAAGGAGGCGGCAAAAAGAAATACCACGAGCACCGCTTATTTCCTTATGGGGTGGCTTTATCAAGTGCCGAGGCATTAGGCGCCCAACTAAACCAAGAGGCGCTGTCGAGCACCGGAGATGGACCCCCAGCGGATGGAGAGACTCCTCTGGCAGACGCGCCCACCCAACAGGATACTGAGAATGCTGTGGCCACTGCAGATGCCGTCGTTCCCGGGGGTCTCCCTGAAGGATATACGCTCGGTGCCTACGTTGGCACGAATGATTCTGGCAAAATGTACCAGATTCTGGACGCGTTCGGGAAAGATGTTGGCGTTTTCGTTGACCAGGAATGAAGGAGTTAAACTATGTCGAGATACATTAATGATGATATTTTACTTAATTCAAGTGAATATTACGAACCGCTAAGAAAAGAACGCGGAGTAAAACAAATTGAGCAATATGCAACAGTCGTAATGCATCAGCCTACCGTGGCTCAACGGGCAGCGCTGCTTACCACCCCTTATATTTGGACCTACGGAGATAGATTTTACCAGCTTGCTAGTCAATATTATGGTGATCCGACTCTGTGGTGGATAATAGCCTGGTACAATGGTCGACCTACAGAAGTAGATATCAAGCCAGGACAAACTATTAGGATTCCTTTAAATTCAGCCGATGCATTAATTGCATTAGGATATTAATATATGGCTACTGAAGAAACCACTGAAGAAGAGGAACTGGAAGAGTCTGGCACTAGTGATGCGTCCTATAGTGCGGAGCTACTATCGGCAATTGCAAAGGCGGCAACGACTTATAATTCCGAGGTGGCCAAGTTCGCTACTGCGTTGGGCGCCCCGCACGGGCTCTCGGGTGTTGGCATGGACATCCATATAGGGTTTAAGAAATTGGAGCCCTCTGTAATCACTCAGGCTGAGACTCTCGCAGGGAATTTCGAATCATCCGAGACCAGTGAGTCTCAAACGGATGCATCGGCTGCCTCCGTTGATACTTTTAGAAGCGCGCTCGAAGCGACCCTAGGTATTACAGTTATAGGTCAGGGGACGACCTTAGACGGGAAGGTGGAGACAGAGATAGCCTCTTCGGTAGTAGAAGAATATCAACATAAGTACGACATCTTCTCCGTTAGAACGTTTGCGCTAAAACAAGCTGACGATCCCCCCATTTGCTCTGACGCAGCGAATTGTCGTGCTCAAATGAAAGCCGCCAGCAAGGCGCTGGACGCGATTCGGACCATAGTTGAAAAGATGCAAGAGCTTCAAGATCAGCTAGATGACGGCACAAATGTGGCCGCTGCGCTGAGTACTACGGATAGTAGTGACAGCAATGCGCAGGCTGATGCCATTGAATCGGCTCAACAGGCAGAGCGACTCAGACAGGCTGCTGCCGCGGCACAACAAGCTAACGAGAGAAAAAAGAGAAACGAAGCAGTGATGGCGGCGGTTTCCGGCAGCATCACTCAAACACAAATCTTATATAAAGAGCAATGCTTTTTAATGGCACGGATTCATAGTCTTTTGGACTACAAGCTAACCATGACTTCTAACGGACTGCCATATACAAGTGGTAATGGTAATGTTTCCATTCTTGCGGCGGGCGAACCTTATGCATTTATGAATAAACTCACTCAATACCCTAATACAAAAGAGTTTTATGAGATGGAGCCGGGACATCTTTCAAATTTAGTTCCGATGATACGCTTGTACAAGGTCTCATCCGATAAAAGCAGTGGAGAAGAAACCCAAGTTGAACTTCACTTTAATGCCAACCCTACTTATAATGAGATACAGAGCTATTTTAAGGACAAGAACAAAAGAGGCTTCGGTGCCGGCATAAAAGACTTTTCTTTTACCTACGATGGACATAATCCTTTCGCGGCAAAAAAAAGCATTAAAGCAAAATTGGTTCTTTTTGCTAACGGCATGGATGAACTCTTTAAGTGTCGTGGCGCCGGAGGATGCGACAGCGACGATGCTAAAAAATATAGTAGATCTTATCGATATATTGATCTCGCTTTAAAAACTGGAGGAGCTAAGGCAGCAAAAAAGGCAAGTGGGGATGCGGCTAAAAATTTAGATAAATTAAATTTTCGCCTTAAAGCAGTGGTTGGATGGGCCCTTCCAAAAGGATTTCCTAATGCGCTTGATAACCCTGCTTTACTAACGGCTCTTAACAACTCTTATGTAACATTAAATTTAACTCCAACAATTCACGAATTCGATTTGAATGAGATGGGAGGGGTTACTTTTACTATTAATTATTTAGCATATGCAGAAGAGTTTTTTGATCAACCCCAGTTTAATATCTTTGCGCCGCCGGAAATCTCCGCGCGGATGCTATTGCGTAAACTAATATTTACTAATATGACGAATAGTAGCGACTGCCAGGCATCAGAAATTAGTGAATTAAAAAAACAAGAAGCCGATGGAATTGCGCTAGAAAAGAAGGCAAGTTTAGAATTTATTACCACACAATTATTACAAGCAGGGCCTGACGGAAAAAGCAAAGTTAAATACATTAATCTTTCCCGGATAGAATTGGTTAAATTTCAAAATGAGGGGGTTTTTTATGAGCCTCCCCAAGATGTGACGGGCTTGATTGTTGATACTGTTGATGATCATGCGGTTACCAAGGCAGCCATGGCAGAAAAAACGAAGTCTGACGCGGAGAAAAAAGAGAGCGGAGGAGATAGTAAAAAGGAGCCGACCGAAGAGGAGAAAAAATTTGAATTTTCTAAATTAATGATGGCGCCCGACGCAGAACAAATACCCTTTTTCTTTGTAAGTGATTTAATAGATATCATCTTGGAAGGGATTGGAATAAATTTAGAAAAATTGCCCCGCAATCTCGGGGGTGAATTTTCAAAAATAGATCAAAACTTTCCAGCATTCGCGACTGGTCTTGTCGATAAAACAACTATAAGAGCCCAAATGAAAGAACAACATTCTATAATAGATCAATTTAAAAATAGATATCAAAAGTTACGTGTAGTCTTGGGTCCCTTGGGGGTGCGAGATCCTAAAGGAGTATTCATTAAAAATGTAAGTTTAGGAGATTTGCCTATTTCATTTAAATATTTTATTGAATGGATGACTAAAAAATTATTAGCCTTAGACGAGACGGAGTATAATCTTGCTAAGTTTTTAAATGATTTTTTTAATACATTAATCAAAGAATTTCTAAACAATGATACGTGTTTTAAAATCAATACTAATCAAAAAACACGACTAACACAGGCGGTACTTACTTCTTATAAACCGACTAAAGTGTGGCACACGCCCGATGATCTCACACACGCGATAAACCTACAAGGCGACACGCGACTCGATATGAATAAGGTGACCGAAGAGCATATGCCTCTTTTAAACATTTCGGGACCTAAAGATCTTCCTA